TAAATAAAGATGTTGCAGAAAAGAAAGCACCTCTTTCACAAATAAAAGTTTTATCATTTAAAGAAAAAGGTGAATGGGACTTACAAGCAAAATACAACATAGGTAAAAAAGTAGAAGATGAAGGCACCGAAGTTTAAAGAGTTTATAACTGAAAAAGTACAAAGAAGCGACATACAAGTTGCTATCTTAACAAAAATAGATGCTGACAGCAAGGCTGTTGTTAGTAATATGATATTAAAGGAATGTAAAAAGAGAAATATTCCTTGTCATATTATTAATACATCTGAAGCATGGGTATCAAAAAATGATTTAGAAAAAGGTACTTTACTTATATCTAATATTGATGGTGAAGATACCGAGATAGAGTTTGACCTTTCAAAAACAATGTGTTTTACACGAGCAGGTGTTCTTGAAGATGAAACTGGACTAGCATTATTATCAACATTTGAAAATGCTGGTGCATTTATGATAAACACTAGAAACGGTATGTTGACTTGCGACAATAAAATGTCAGCATATATTTCTTTTGAAAGAGATAATATACCAACACCAAGAACTGCTCTTATTTCAAATGAAAAAGGATTAATTCATGCCCACGAAAAACTAGGTGGCAAATATCCTGTCATTATGAAAACACTTACAGGTACCCAAGGTATTGGTGTATCAGTAGTTGAATCTGAAAAGAGTATGGTTTCAGTTGCACAATCTTTATGGAAGTTTGGCGCTGCTTTATTGCTTCAAGAGTTTTTAAAATTTGATTTTGATATTCGTACAATTGTTGTTGATGGAAGAATACTGGCATCCACAAAAAGAATTAGTGCTAAGAAAGATTTTCGTTCTAATAGACATAGAGAGGCGACTACTGAACCTTATAAGTTATCAGACGAAGAGCGTATAGTAGTTTTACAAGCCGCTCGTTCAGTTGGCGCTTATATGGTTGGTGTTGACCATGCAACAGTTAATAATCAATTATATGTTTTAGAGTGTAATGGTTCTCCTGGTGTCGGCTCAGAGTTTGCTTTATACAATACTGCTAAAAGAGAAGATACATACATTGGAAAAACTACAACAGACAATGTGATTAAAGAATTATTTGATTATCTTACCCAAGATGTTCACAGAAAATACTCATTTACTAGAGAGGCAGGATTTCACGAAAGAGTTAATATTGATGGATACGGACCTGTCAGAGCAAAACTTGACACAGGAAACGGAACTGTTGCTTCAATGTTTCATGTTGACAAAATAGATGTATCAGGTAAAACTGTGAAATGGGAAAAAGATGGCAAGAAGTTTACAAGTAAATTACAAGGCGAATCTCAAGCAACTAGAATGGGTGATATAGATGAACGACCTATTGTATTTGTAGATTTAACTTTTAATAATAAGTTTTATACAGATGTGCCTATTGGTTTAACAACAAAAGATTCAAGAAGTACATTTCTTGTTAATAGAGATTTATTGACTAGATTTAAAGTCAATGTAAATCCAAATAGAAAGTTTGTTCTTTCTTCTTGGATTGAAAGAAGCGATGGCGATGATACACAAGGAGTTAATATCAATCCATACAAATAACGCTTTACAAAACAACTAAAATATGTTATAATACAATATGAAAAGGAGTGAACATGGCAAAAAATCATCAAACAGAAAACCCTCTATTTAAGGCATTAACTAAACAATACGAATCAGATATTGCAAATGCATATGCTACATTAACAGTTTATTTTGACAATCCTGTAGGTATCGGAGAACATCCTCAACACCTAGAAGAAATGGATAAACTAGTTGATAAGATAGCAACGGCTGAGGATAAACTAAAAGCATTGAACAAACATTTTAATAATACACAAATATAATTAATGAAATTTTATACTAGCGTCTTACCATATCGTGGCAAACTATTAGTGCGAGGTATTAATCAGGATGGTAGTCATAAGAAGTTTAAAGTACCTTATAAACCTTCTCTTTTTATTCCAACACACGGACAATCTCAATGGAAAACTTTAGATGGTCGTAATGTAGGTAAAGTAAAATTTGAAAGTATCTATGAAGCAAGAAAATGGATAGATGAATACAAAGATGTAAGCAACTTTGAATATTTTGGCAATACAAGATATCAATATTCATTTATTGCTGATGAGTTTCCTGATAAGATTGATTGGGATATAAATCAAATTAGAATATTAACTATTGATATTGAGTGTGAAAGTCTTAATGGTTTTCCTGATCCTAACAAGGCAGAAGAAAAATTAATTTGTATTACTGTAAAAGACCATGCAAATAAAAACATAAAGGTCTTTGGCACAGGTAACTTTGTAAGTGACCGTGATGATGTTCAGTATATAAAATGTGCTACTGAAATAGATTTAGTACATCGCTTTACAGAATTTTGGTGTAAGTATAATCCTGATGTTGTTACAGGATGGAATGTAAAGTTTTTTGATATACCTTATCTAATGAATCGTTTTAGATATCTTATGGGTGATGATTATTTAAATCAGTTTAGTCCTTGGGGTGTTGTAAGTGAGAATACGGCAAAGATTAGTGGTTGGGAACGCAAACAAGAACAAAAGACTTGGGACCTTATGGGTGTTTCTATTTTAGATTATCTTGACCTATATCGTAAACATACATTTATCAGGCGTGAAAGATATAAACTAGATTATATAGGTGAAGTAGAACTAGGTGAAAATAAATTAGAAAATCCATACGATACTTTTCAAGAGTTTTATCAAAATGATTATCAGTTATTTGTAGAGTATAATATTCAAGATGTTGAGATAGTTGATAAGTTAGAAGATAAAATGAAATTGATTGCCTTACATTTGACAATGGCATATGAAGCTAAGGTAAACTATCAAGATGTATTTGGTCAAGTTAGAATATGGGATACTATTATATACAATCATTTACGAACAAAAAATATTGTGCCGCCTGCCGTTCAAGAAGAAAAAAAGTCTAGTGGTTATGAAGGCGCCTATGTAAAAGATCCAGTTGTAGGATTTCACGATTGGATTTGTAGTTTTGATTTGAATAGTCTGTATCCTCATTTGATTATGCAGTATAATATATCGCCAGAAACAATGGTAGGATTTGACCCAAACAAAGTAAGTGTGAATAAAATGTTAGATGGTTTTATTTTAGATTCATCTGACCTTGACAATAAGACGATTACACCTAATGGTGCTATGTTTAGAACAGACAAACGAGGTTTTCTTCCTGAGTTGATGGATAAACTATATCAAGAACGAGTGATATATAAAAAGAAAATGATAGAGGCAAAAAAGTTATATCAACAAACTGGTGATAAGAAATATGAAAATGAAATCGCAACAAATTATAATATACAGTTGGCAAGAAAGATTGCATTGAATAGTGCTTACGGTGCTATTGGCAATCAATACTTTAGATACTTTGATGTAAGACACGCTGAAGGTATTACTATGGCAGGTCAGTTGACAATCAGATGGATTGAAAGAGATGTGAATAAGTATTTAAACAAATTATTAAAAACTGAAAATGTAACTTATGTTGTTGCTTCTGATACTGATTCTATCTATGTGAAACTTGGCGGTCTTGTAGATAAAATATTTAAAGATAAATCTGATACAAGAAAGATTGTAAAAGTATTAGATAAATTTTGTGAAGAAAAATTACAAGGTGCTATTGATAAGAGTTTTGATAGACTTGCTAAATATGTCAATGCATTTGAACAAAAGATGTTTATGAAACGAGAAGTAATCGCCAACAAAGGTATCTGGACTGCTAAGAAAAGATATATTTTAAATGTTTACAATGAAGAAGGTGTTGAACTCAAAGACCCTAAACTTAAAATCATGGGCATTGAAGCCGTTAAATCATCTACACCTGCCCCTTGTAGAATAAAAATTAAAGAGGCATTGAAAGTGATTATGAACAAAGATGAAAATGCCTTGATACAATTTATTGATGAGTTTAGAACACACTTTAAAAAGTTGCCACCAGAAGATGTGGCATATCCTCGTTCATGTAATAATCTAACAAAGTATTCTTCAACGAAAGATATATTTCAAAAAGGTTGTCCTATTCATGTAAGAGGTGCCTTATTATATAATCACATACTAAAAAAGAAAAGTTTATCGAAGTATGAAAATATAAAAGACGGCGACAAGATTAAGTTTATTAAACTAAAAGAACCTAATCCTTTACGGCAAGATGTAATATCTTTTGTAGGGGTACTGCCTAAAGAATTTGACCTACATCAATATATTGATTATGATAATCAATTTGACAAATCGTTTTTAGAACCATTACGATTTATTGTCAATGCAATTAATTGGAGTTTTGAAAGACAATCTACATTGGATTCATTTTTTTAATATGAAAGAAAACGCATTTACTCATTATACTAGGGATAATACACTATATAACCTTCTTTTAAGGGCGGCTGGTGAAGATAAACTACCTATACTAGACAATAAGACATTTGAATTACTGAACAAAACCTACGGTAAGGAGAAGATGAGAACACATATTGCTGACTATATTGCAAGTGAAAGACCTGTATTTCCTCTCAAAGAAATAACTAAAGATGATATGAGAAAGTCTTTTTATGACCTAAAAAGTTTTGATACATCCTCTATTTGTACACCAAACGAACAGATAGAAAAAGAAGTATTTGAAAAATATGATGACTACAAATATAGTTATGAAAAGTATGGTCTTGGTTTAATAAATGGCGCCAGCACATTTAATGATGTATCAAATTACTTTCATCAAGATTTAAGATTGGCTTGTGGCAGTTATGGTTTTGAAGCACCTAAAAAAAGATGGGAAGAAAATGATGCTTATGATATCTGGAAATGTTTAGGTCCTATATGGCGTGGCATAAATGATGTTAAGAAAGTTATGATAGAAGGTAAAGAAGAATTGATTGGTGGTGAGTTAAGTGCTAAAAGTTATATTTCAGCATTTAGATTAGGCACTTATATTGCAACACAATTTAAACCTGTTGTTGCAAAAGCAATCTATGATATCACAAATGCTAAAACTGTATTAGATACAAGTTGTGGTTGGGGCGATAGACTTGCAGGTTTCTTTGCTTCAGACGCTGAAGAATATTATGGTTGTGATCCTAATCCAAATACATATCAACGATATCAAGAACAAATTGCTACATACAATAAACTTCTTACTAAACCTAAAAAAGTACAGATATGGAATTGTGGTGCCGAAGATTTGCCATATGATAAACTACCACAGATTGATTGTGCATTTACAAGTCCTCCTTATTTTTCTACCGAAGAATATAATAAAGGTGGTGAAAAAGAAGAACTACAATCATGGCATAAGTTTAATGAGTATGATAAATGGCGTGATGATTTTTATTTACCAGTTGCAGAAAAAACTATGAGTGTATCAAAATTTATGTTTGTGAATATCATGGATCCTAAAATCAAAGGTGTTCGTTATCGTTCTGGTGATGAACTAGTAGATAGATTTCAAGATAAGTTTCTTGGTCAGATTGGCATGAGAATTATGCAACGACCTAAATCAGATACATTATTTAAAGATGAAAAAGAGAAAGCAGACTTTATGAACAAGATGTTTATAGAAAATGTCTGGTGTTTTGGCCCTAAAACTGACTTATTTAAATATTCAAGAAAATCTAATTTAGATGAGTTTTTCGCTTGACACGGAATGATATATATAGTATAATATGATTACAGTTTATCAAAGAGAAATAAATGGCAAAAAAGGTGAATGGACATTTCATTCTATGTATGTTGACAATTTAGAAGGTGGTAAGCATAGAGAAAAAGAATATGCTGAAAACTTTAATAAAAAAGATTTACATATAGAATATAAAGTAAAGGTAGAAAATAATGAGTGATTTTTTGAAAGATATTATAAAAGAAACAGGCAACGAGTATGCTAGTCTAGTATCAGATGGTGCGTCAGGAGATGTAACAGATTTTATTGATACAGGTTCTTATATATTCAATGCATTGTTAGGTGGTGGTATACATAGAGGTTTACCATCTAATAAGATTACTGCTATTGCAGGCGAAAGTGCAACAGGTAAAACCTTCTTTGTATTAGGTATGTGTAAAAACTTCCTTGACCAAAACCCAGACGGCGGAGTTATATTCTTTGAAAGTGAATCAGCAGTTACAAAAGACATTATAGAAGAAAGAGAAATAGATAGTAGTCGTATGGTGATTATGCCAGTTACTACTGTTCAAGAATTTAGACATCAGGCGATTACAGTATTAGACAAATATATTGACCAAGATCCGTCTGAAAGAAAACCATTATTGCTTGTATTAGATTCCTTAGGTATGTTATCTACTACTAAAGAAATGGAAGATACACAAGCAGGAAAAGAAACTAAAGATATGACAAGGGCACAAATAGTAAAAGCTGCCTTTAGAGTACTCACACTAAAACTTGGGAAAGCGAAAGTTCCCCTTATAATAACTAACCATACTTATGATGTTGTCGGTAGTATGTTCCCTACAAAAGAAATGGGTGGCGGTTCTGGTCTCAAATATGCGGCTAGTTCAATCGTATACCTATCTAAACGAAAAGAAAAAGACGGAACAGAAATTATCGGTAATATTATTCATTGTAAAAATTACAAATCCAGATTAACAAAAGAGAATAAAGTAGTTGATGTTAGATTAACATATGATAAAGGTTTAGATAGATACTACGGTCTATTAGATTTAGCATTAAAACACAATATATTTAAGTCAGTTTCCACAAGAATAGAATTACCAGATGGTAGTAAGACCTTTGGTAAAACAATAAACAATAATCCTGAAAAGTATTTCACAAAAGAAATATTAAAACAGTTAGATGAGGCTTGTGTGAAAGAATTTAAATACGGAGATGTAATTGACACAGAAATACCCGACACCGCACAAAACGACCAATCCTAAACATAACGAGGACTATGTATTCGTAGAGAAACCTGGAGAGGATTTTACTGGTCTTAAATTGATTAGTGGTCCTTATGCCAGTATAGTGTTCAAATATGGTAATGTAGGATTTGCACCTGAATCAGAAGCAGTTAATGGTCAATTACCCATGAAGTTTGATTACACAATCATAGAAAATAAAATCCAAGCAGATACAGATAGTCAAGAATTTATAGACCATATTGGTGATATATTGGTTGTATTATTAGATGAGAAACTAAAAGAAAGGCAACTTGATGGAGAGAATTGAACGAACAGCACTTAAAAATTTAATTCATAACGAGGATTATTGTCGAAAAGTTTTACCTTTCATCAAAGAAGAATATTTTTCTGATAGACTAGAGAAGTTATTATTTGCAGAAATATATAAGTTTGTTAATAAGTATAACAATCTTCCTACAAAAGAATCCTTATCTATTGAAATCAATAGTAATCGTACAATTACCGAAGATGAATATAAAAAGATAACTGAAATATTAGGAACATTAAATCCAGAACCAGTTAATTTAGAATGGTTAGTTGAAACAACAGAAACTTTTTGTAAAGACCGTGCTATACACAATGCAATCTTAGGTGGCATACAAATCATAGACGGTCGAGATAAAACTCATACGCCAGAATATCTGCCTGAAATGTTATCAGAAGCATTATCAGTATCTTTTGACCAGAAAGTTGGGCATGATTATTTACTTGAATCAAAAGAGCGATATGATTTCTATAAAAAGAAAGAAGAAAGACTTGAATTAGATTTAGATTTTTTCAATAAGATAACTAGAGGCGGCATACCAAGTAAGACTTTGAATATTTGTCTTGCAGGTACTGGTGTTGGTAAAACTATGTTTATGACACACCTTGCTTCATCTATATTACTACAAGGTAAAAATGTTTTATATATTACTTTAGAGATGGCTGAAGAAAGAATTGCTGAAAGAATAGACGCAAACTTATTAAATGTAGGTATGAGTGATTTAGAAGAACTGCCTTATCAAATGTATGAAACAAAGATAAACAAACTACAAAGTAAAACAACCGGTCAAATAATTATTAAAGAATATCCTACAGCGTCTGCTCACACAGGACATTTTAAAAATTTGATTAGTGAGTTGGCATTAAAGAAATCATTTAAACCAGATATTGTATTTGTTGACTATCTAAATATATGTTCCTCGTCAAGATTTAAGGCAGGTGCAAATGTTAATTCATATACTTACATAAAATCAATCGCCGAAGAATTACGAGGACTGGCAGTTGAACATGATATACCTATCTTTTCTGCTACTCAAACAACAAGAGGTGGTTATGTAAGTAGTGATGTAGGTTTAGAAGATACCTCAGAAAGTTTTGGTCTTCCTGCAACAGCAGACTTTATGTTTGCTTTAATCTCTAGTGAAGAACTAGAAGAAAAAAACCAGATAATGGTGAAACAGTTGAAGAACAGATATAATGACCCAACAGTTAATCGAAAGTTTATTATTGGGGTCGATAGGTCTAAAATGCGTTTGTATGATGTAGAACAAACAGCACAAGAAGATTTAGTTGAAAGTGGTCAAAAGGACCCTATCTCAACAGATAACAAATTTAAAAAACTAGGTCAGTTTTCTGACTTTAAAATTTAGAAAGGAGGAAAATGGCACAAGGTAAGATAAAATGGTTTGATCCAAAAAAAGGATACGGATTTATAACACCTGATGACGGAAGCAAGGATGCATTTTTGCATATTTCAGCATTAGAAAAAGCAGGTATAAATCAACTTGAAGTTGGACAAGCTGTAACATACGAACTTGCTGAACAGCGTGGTAAGCAATCAGCAACAGAAATTAAAATAGTATAAGGAGGTAGCAAATGGCTATAACAATAGACGGAAAACAATATGACGAAACTAAACTTGATGATAAGCATAAGAATGCTATCGTGCAAGTTTCTCAAGCACAAGCTAAGTTAAAACAATTACAAAGTGAGTTTGAAAATGTGCAAGTAATAATTGCACACCACAGTAAATATTTAACTGACAATCTTCCTGCTTCAGCTTTGATTGAAGAAAAGGAAGAAGATAAACCTGCTGAAGAACCAAAGGCAGAATAATGGCAAAGAAAGTTGACAAGAAGTTTCATTATGAAAAAAAGATGAGCAAACGCAAAGGTAAGGGCGTAAGATGGTTAGTGATTGAGCGCCCTACTGGAAGCATTATTGCTGAAT